TTTTCTTGTGTCTTTTCTTTGGTTATAAACGATGAGAATTGCCTTTGTGGCTTTCTGCCTATGCTCAGCTGTCATTTGGGTTCCGATCCTTTGTACAGCAGTAGTCATGTGTGCGTGCGTTTTGGCGTTCCTGTGGCCAATTTGGCTAGGGATAGGCGTATTTTACGGCTATGTACTATACAGGGACTGGGAAATTTTCCTGCGAAAATGGCGGTTTTGGTGTGACACTTGGTATTCCCGCTGGCTGTCATGGCTAGTGGAGCGTACCTCAACGACCACTGTCGAGGACCATCGGGCGGCGTTCAGATCCATGCGGGTACCTGACGTTCGGCCAATGGGTGATGTCAACCATAGCCATCCTATCGCAGCCAGCGTGCGGACTGTGATGAATAATGTGATTAACGACTATGTTAGGTCAACCGACCGGGTGATCTACAGCGTCTCTATGTCACAGGCTGATGAGCGAGCCGGATTAGTCGGAAATCGTTTCTTCTACACCGGAAAAGACCTGGCCTATTCTTATCGGAATGATAACTTGACGTCGGAGCACGTCATCAAGATGTCGGATACAAGCTATTATTGTGAGTTACCCCAATATCTTGATGGTCACGAGGTCCTTTTGTACGAAATTACACCATTTCGGGCTCTTGGTGGTGCATTGAATGCTACCTATGAGTTTGATGACCAAAGTTATCTTTTCGAGCAAGTCGATGGAGGTGCAAAATACCGGCATCTCATGTGGGATTTTGAATCCGACAACTTTTGGGTACCAACCGCATTTGGTGCTTGGGAGTACTTAGTGGAGAAGATCGTCCACCCCACATATCCACAATACCGGATCATTGGCTTGTTTCCACGTCGCTTCGTAAGAACACCGTTTTCCTGGTTTATGAGCGGGCCTATAATGAAGAGACGGAACGTCGTCCACGGTAATTATAATGTCATTCGGTCACAACATGTTGACAAAGCAAATCTCGGGCAAGCGTACTATTCAATTAGTTCACGCGATCAACCTGCAGAAGCTTTGGTCCCAGCTGAAGTGTTATCGGCACTGGCAATGCGCAGAGAAGTAGCTCGGAGTTTCGATACCGGAAGTGTTGAAATGTACCTTGAGCATGAGCTCTCTGATCCGCGTTGGACCTGGTGGCGAGAAAACATCGGATCGCTGAAAACATGCGCGAGCGTATTGATTAAATTCCTGAACGATGAACCCACCCTCTCACCAAAGGACATTGACCTTGTATCCTTTGGGGCGCGCACCTACGGGTATACACCTATCAACAGGGAGTATCGCCCGTTGTCCACAGACTACAAGCCTAGCATGAGATCTATCGTCCCTGACGGTCGTTTCCCGCTTGTAGATGGCTGTGTGGCACCCAACCGCGGCCGTCCATCTGACTTGTCCGCCGTTGAGGAGAGAATAAACAAGGTACGAAACGACGTGGATCCTCCGCAAAAGTACAACGTGTATTCAGAAGAGTTCGTTCGATTTTTCATTCCGGACAGTAAGGTAGGTTTAGGTACTCCGGTCGATGTTAGCGAGTTAGACGATAGGATGCCTAGGGCGACCCAGCGTGCAATTACTGAACAGTCCTTGGACTGGTTGGATTGCAACAAAAGGATCGTTAAAGGCTTTGTCAAAGCAGAATCATATGCTAGTGTTAATGCTCCGCGAATGATTTCGACTCTTCCACCATCTTTCAAGACCAGATACGCGTTGTTCTTGT